CCTTAAAGGCGCTAGCCCGATAGTCGTGCAGAAAATAATTTACCGCATCGTCTGCTACTCACTCGTACGTAAGCTCATCACGTTAACTAGCGGCACGAGGACGGCGCGTTTCCGGCTCGCGGCAAGCACCACACCGTCACCGCCAGTCCTTTGGTACCAGCCCGCCCCGGCCTTAGACTCTGACATAGTCATGGCCGAGATCGTCGACGAACCCGTCGCACCGCCTGCCCCCGCCGACCGCTACCGCTGGCGCACTGAGGAGCCCGGCTACCCTACTGCGCAGCATGACCGCCCGACCGTCTTTGAGAACTTCCCGCCACCCAACATTCCCGTGTACGGCCCCATGAGTCCTAATTCCGTAATGAGTGTGGCGCGTTTCGCTCTCGGCCTCCAGTCGGCCCACCAACCCACCCAGCCAGTCCCGCGCGGCGGTGGCGTCAGCATGAAATTCGTCAGCGACCCGCATGCGCCACCAACGCACTTCGAAGCCCTCCGTGTCGCTTTACCCGAAGGGGCACGGCGCTTTGGAGCCACGATATCTGCAGACCTGGATGGCCGCCTCAGTTTAGTCATCACCAGTGACGGCGTGCCTGCCCATGCTTACACCACCCCTTCCGCCGACTATAACACCACCCTCGCTGAAAACAGCTTGCCCAAACATACTGTACTCATGTCGCTTGGGTCACATGGCCTGAAGGCGTCGTGTGCCGCGGCTTGCATGGCTCTCCCCTCGATTATTTCTCGCATCCCTTTCGCCGAACTATGTCTCTCGACCCGTTGCGCGGCCCTCATGCTCGTAGATTATTCTGTCGAATTGACCTATTGCTTTGAGCTAGCCTTCCCGACCACAGTTTTTCTCATTGCCGCTGTCCTATTTTATGCCGCACTGGGAATGGCGTGGATGGACGCAGCATTCATGTTTGGCGTGATCGTCGGCGTGGCCCCCGTCGTCCCTTACGTCCCTGTCGTCGCTTTTCACGGAATTGCCCTTGCATTTTTGGCGTTGATGATCGCCTATGAGTGGCGGACCGCACCCTTCTTACTCGCATACACTGGAGTATTCCTGTGGGCGGCCGGACTGAAAACGGAACCGACAACTTGGCTTTGCGCGCCCGGATTTTATTCATACATTGCCACCAACGTGCGCCCACTTCAAATCGACCTCGAGGTCCGCGGGCCTTGGATCTTTGCGATGCTCGCCGCCACTATTGCCATCCAATACATGCTCCCCTGGACGCGTGAGGCCGTCGAGGAGCTGCTGACCCGCCCACAGCTTTTCTTGAGCGTACCTAGCGTCACCACTCACCTCGGCCGCGCCGCTTTCATTCGCGGACTCGACACGACTGGAGTGAGATACCGACTCACGCTCGCATTGCTCGAAGCGGCTTTCAATTGGCAATCCGGAGTCCACCTCCATGTCGTAGCCCTGCTCGTCATGGCGCACACCATTCTTGCGGCTCTCCCGCTCCACCTTGCGATACCCCTGCATGTGATTTACAATTTGCTGGTCGAGAGCAACACGAGCAAGAGAACCTCCACACGCATCCACATGAAACACGCCATCGACACCGGCGAGTCCGCACGCACCTTCGACATGGACATTGGCAGAGTTACACACCACAACAGCCTGTCCCTAGTTGACGTTGAATTCGTCACGGAGACGCTACTTGCTCAGCACAGCGTCGCCGAAGCGTCGTCGACACAATATGACATCAACCTCAGCTGGCAACTCTTCACCAATTTGTGCTCAAAACGCATTGCCTGCCGTACCGACGACTCACCCGACCTCATCCGCAACCGAATGGAGGCCGCCGTACGTTCTTTCAGCGGCCTGGATGAAGACCGTGGGTTCTCCCACTTGCGCTGGGCCATGAATACCCTCGAAATGGCTTTTGCCCATGTCATTCACACCAACTGTGTGGTCCACGCGACCCCGCGATCAAACATTTTTGTCTATGGCGCCACCTACGAAACGATCCGCCGAACGTTGCCCCAACCAACAAATACTTACGCCCACAACGTCTGCCCTGCAATTCCTCTCGACCTGAATAAGCCCGGCAAACCGCTTGCCCGCCAGATTTACGCCAGCCCGGGTCCACTCTTCCGTGTTCATCCTGACGACCCTCTCACCATAATTGCCAGCGCCCGTAAGCGCCTTGCGGTGCGTATGCCCGTCCCCGCCCCAAATTCACTCGTCCATGCAACCGCCACTACCCATGCGTGGTTGCGTTCACGCGGCATCCACCCATTGTCGCCCGATACTGACCTCGACTTCGACAAGTGGCTGGCGGACCGCCCTTACCCAATCTCGCGCAAAGAGGAACTCAAGCGAGTGCACACTGAGTGGAACGGCGTGTTCAGACGGATTCATTTGCGCGCCAAGTCCTTCATGAAAGATGAGGGCTACCCCGATGTGAAGTACGCACGCTGGATAAACTCTAGGTCAGACCAGTACAAAATTTACGTCGGACCGGTCATCACCGCCATCGAAAAAATACTATTCAAGCAACCGGACTTTGTGAAATACGTCCCTGCCAATGAGCGTGCCGTCTACATTCAAGAGATCCTAGCGCGCCTGCAAGGCGGCCTGCTCGCCACCGACTACACCTCCTATGAGTCCACCCATTCCAGCGAAGTTCTGATGTCCATGGTTGGCGAAGTCTACCTCTACATGACCCAACACCACCCAGAAGCACGCAAAAGAATGCTTGTGCACTTGCGCGCACGCTGCGGAACCCAGCGCCTCACGACCAAAGAATTCACTCTTGAGCTTGGCCGCACCATACTCTTGTCCGGCGAAATGGACACTTCGTTAAACAACGGACTGTGCAACCTGCTCACGCTCTACAGCATCCTCCGAGAAAAAGATCCAGATTTCCCCCTCCATGTTCCTGTCGGCGTGTTTGAAGGCGATGACGGCCTTTGCAAGATCCCATTGCACCTCATGCCCACCAAGCTCGACTACGAACGCTACGGCGCCAACTGTAAGGTCGAGCGCCCTTCGGAGATCCATCTCGCGGGGTTTTGCGGGTGTGTCATCGACCCTGACTGCAACGTCTTAGTCACAGACCCCCGTGATTGGCTTGCCGAGCTCCCGTACACCAAGCGGAGTGAAGTCATGTGCACTGAGAAACGTGCCAAAACACTCATTCTAGCTCGAGCCATGTCCGCAGCCTACCAATACAATGGGTGTCCCATCATCAGCCCCATCGCCTGGTCCATCATCCGCCATGCGCGCAACGGTTTTGATGACGTTCAGCAGCTGGCCCAGCGTAGCCGCAGCCTAGCCGAGTGGGACCGCCTCAACTTGCTTGCGTCGATCAACTATGTGCGTAATCACCAGGAAATTGTTCCTGCCCACAGCTCCCGCGCGCTACTCGAAATTACCTATGGCGTCGTCGTCGCCGAGCAGTTCCGCATTGAGACGCTCGTCCCAACACTACCGTCCCACTCCACTTATAGCGTCGCCTTTGATCGAACCCCCGGGCTTATGGCTTATCAGGCCACGCACGTTGCGACGAACCACGGACTGCAGCCCGAACAGCTGAGGCGGAAAAATCACCCCGCGCATCGCCTACCCCCGCCTGCATATTCACGCAAACACCAGGACCTGGCCTTAAGCCTCGTCCGAATCCCTATGGCATGGGGGCAGGTGGCCCCCACAACACTTACCGTGTCAGATACTAAAGTTTTCTCTGCCCTCGTAGAACTAATGAATGTCCGCCCCAAAACGCAATCACAAGCCCTTACCGCCCCTCCCGCCTCTAAAGAAGCCAAATTCGCGCGACTTCAGGGGCTCCTTGGAGTCGATCCGAAACCAACTCAACCTCAGCCCGGGCGAGTTCAAGGCCCTAAGGCGAGCCCTCGCCGACTCCGAGAGCCACGCAGCCAAGTCCCAAAAGCACCACAAGGAGGACGAATCATGGCTGGACTGGGCGATCGGAGCAGCCAAAAAATACGGACCGCAGCTCCTCAAACTAGTCGAGACAACCGCGGCCGCGCTCTAGACCTCGCGCGCGTCTTTTCGAACGCGACTGCCCCCCCCAGCAGCACGACCAATGTCTTGCCCACCCGCAAGCTTCCAGCCTCTGAAGTGACCGAGCTTGCGCGCGCTGCTGGCGTCGACGAGTCAACGCTCCCCCGGAACGCATCCTATTACGTCATGCCGCCTTCTGGCAACGCCGTCGTCCAGACTAACGATTTGACCACAGTCACCCCCCACGTTGGTGGAGCGCCCCACAGCTCACACTCCGGGTCGACCATGAACAATGACGGAACCATGACCTTTTCGGGCTCAGAGCTCCTCGACACGATCGCATTCCCTCCCGCGATCGCTGGCGTTGACAGCGAGATCCCGTCTGGCGGCTTCCTATCCGTCCAGCCCGCAAACCCACGCTTCATCGACGGTTCCCGCCTCGGCGCTTTCTTGAGCACGTTCGACCAGTTCTGCCTTGAGGAAGTCACTTATGAATTCATCGCTGGATCCTCCTTCACCACCCCTGGACAACTTCTGCTCGCCTACATCAATGACATCTCGGACGAGATCCTCAAGGAAACTGGCCTGCCTCTCCTCCGCGATGCATACTGTCGTGACGGTTCCGTCCTCTTCAGCGTGACCAAGAACGCCACACTCCGACTCGGCCGCCCGCTCCTCAAATGGTTCTTTACGAACACCGAGCAAGACACCTCGCTCGAGATGCCTGGAATGATTGTCCTCATCAACCAGCTCGACACTGTCAACACCACCTCTGTTCCGCTCGGGACGCTCGTGATGCACTACAGGGTACGTGTTCGCGCCCCAGCCTTCTCACAGGGCAACTTCACGACATACACCGCACAATCCGCCAGTCTGAGCATGACAAACGCCGTGATCGTCGCCAACTCCAACCTCTACGTGACGAACGCCAACAGCAACCTGTCGTCCAACCTCTTGTTCCCCAACGCTTTCTATTGGGGAATAATCGCCTCCGTCGCCGACCCTGGTGGCGACTCTACTTGGCGTAATTGGTTGAACCCTTACGACCAAAACCCATACGTCCCCACCACCGGTTCGCTCCTCATCTGGCGCGTCGACAGCACCGGCGCCGTTTATTTCTACCCCGATTGGAACTCCGCATTGACCAACTCCTTTGACGGAGCCAACCCCTGCTACTATCCTGCATCCACCGTCGCAGCCGGCGGAACCAAGGGCTTCAAGCTCTGGAACATCTCCGGCTCCGACGTCTGGGGCCACAACGCATAAACCACAACCTGGCTCGTAAAACCGCGCTCGAAGCCACATGCGCAAACCACAAAACATAAAAAGAC